ATGGTTATACAGACCCATCGGTTCATATACCAAAGGGATATGACCTCAAAGATAAATCACAAATGGTGCCGGGATTCTCAATGACATCAAAGACAAGACCACTCGTGGTATCAAAGTATGAGATGTATTTCAGAGAACGTGCACCAGTTATCAAGTCAAATCGTTTAGCAGAAGAGATGTTCGTTTTTGTTTGGAACGGTGGTAGAGCTGAAGCTCAAACAGGATATAACGATGACTTAGTTATGTCATTCGCTATGGGACTTTGGATTCGTGATACCGCACTCAAACTACGTCAAGAAGGTATGATGAGAACAAGATTGGCGTTGGACTATATGAGAAAAACAACGTCGGTAATCAGTACAACGAATATGAGAAATCCACTTTCCGATTCTGGTTGGACAATGGACGTTGGGGATAAGAAACCAAACGAAGACCTTACTTGGCTCCTCTAAAAATGGTGTTAGATTATTCTAACTCATATTTATATCTATGGACTAATACACAATAAAAACAGGTGATAAATGGCACAGAAATCCTTATTTGATAGACTGAAAACACTTTTCTCTACGAACGTTATTGTAAGAAACGTCGGTGGAAAAAAGCTTAGAGTAGTTGATACTGCTCGCTATCAAGCAGATGGAAACCCACACACATCAAAAGTTATTGACCGTTATGGGAGATTACACGGAACTCGTGGAACTCCTATTTCTGTTTATAATCAATACAACTCGTTTTCTGCAACAAAGATTGACCTTTATACAGACTACGAGGCGATGGACACAGATGCAATCGTATCATCGGCACTTGATATTTACGCCGACGAATCTACACTAAAAAATGACACGGGTGATGTTCTTTCAATTCGTTCAGATAATGACAACATCAGAAAGATTCTACACAATCTTTTCTATGATATTATAAACATTGAATACAACCTGTGGCCGTGGATTCGTAATCTTTGTAAGTATGGAGACAACTACCTTTACCTTGACGTAAAGGATGAGGTCGGTATCACAAACGTTGTTCCACTTTCACCATATGAAATGCAACGTGATGAAGGAACAGACCCTGAACACATTTATATGACAAAGTTTATTTACGAAGGTCCACTTGGTAAAGGTGAATTTCAGAACTATGAAATCGCTCACTTCCGTCTTTTAGGTGACACTAACTTCCTACCTTATGGTAAGTCAATGTTAGAAGGTGCTCGTAAACTTTACAAGCAACTTGTTCTTATGGAAGATGCTATGTTGATTCACCGTATTATGAGAGCACCTGAAAAGAGAATTTTCAAGATTGATATTGGTAATATACCACCGGCAGAAGTTGACCAGTATATGCAGAACGTAATGAATGCAATGAAGAAGACACCTGTTATGGATGAAAGAACGGGTGACTATAATCTTCGTTATAATATGCAAAACCTACTTGAAGATTTCTATCTTCCTGTTCGTGGTGGTCAAGCTGGTACTAGCATAGAAACTCTCGCTGGACTTCAGTATCAAGCAATTGAAGACGTGGAATACCTAAAGAGTAAGATATTTGCTGCTCTCAAAGTTCCAAAGGCATATCTTGGATTTGACGAATCACTTGAAGGTAAGGCAACACTTGCAACACTTGATATTCGTTTTGCAAGAACGATTGAAAGAATCCAGCGTATCGTTATCTCTGAATTGACAAAGATTGCTATCGTTCACTTGTATGCTCAAGGATATGAGAACGCAGACCTTGTTGACTTTGAACTTTCTCTTACCGGTCCTTCTATCATCTATGAACAAGAGAAGATTGCTCTTTGGAAAGAAAGAGTAGACCTTGCTGGAAATCTTATGGAAAAGAGATTATTCTCTATGAAATATATCTATGCAAACGTATTCAATCTTTCAGAGGACGAGGCTGAATTTGAAAAGAATGAAATCATTGAAGACATCAAACATCAATTCCGTCAGAAACAAATTGAAAGTGAAGGAAACGATCCAAAGATTACGAAGGAATCATTCGGAACTCCACATGATTTGGCTTCCATGAATATTTATGGTGGTAAGAAGCAACAACAAATAAATGATGTAGAAGTTCCGGAAGGTGGATGGCCAGGTGCTGGTAGACCACCGGAGGGTGGTTCTACATATGGAACTGATAGGAGTTCATTTGGTAGAGACCCACTTGGTAAGAAAGACATTGGTAAGACACTTGATGTTAATCTTTCACCGAAACATAATTACAAGGGTAATTCTCCTTTGGCAACCGAATCTGTAAAACGTGATGGATTGACAAAAGAAATGAGTGATATGTTGGACTCTATGTCTTTTGGTAGAGTAAAAACAAAATCAATTATTTCAGAAAGTCTAAAACCGGCATCAGAACAAAAAACAGAAACATCTAATTTACTGGATGAGTCTAATTTAATGGAAGAAATTTGAGTTTAGGTCATATTTATTTTATGAGTAATATATTACAGGTAAACAAAGGATGAAAAAGATTAAACATTCAAAGTATAGAAATACGGGGATGTTATTTGAACTACTAACACGTCAAATAACGTCTGACATCATATCTGGCACCGACTCTATCGCCACGGGTATCTTGAAGAAGTTTTTCAACAAGAACACCGAGATGATAAAGGAGTATCGTCTATACAAGACTCTCTGTGAAGAGAAGATGCCAACCGATGCAAAATCACAGATGTTGATTGAAGCAGTCCTTACAGCCCGTAAGAAAATCAATAAGAAGAAGTTGAGTGAAGAGAAATATGAACTTATCAAGACAATAACAGAAAACTTTGATATAAACTCATTCTTCCAAACAAAAGTTGGAAACTATAAATTACTCGCATCTGTTTACAAGATATTTGAATACACCGAACTTGATAGTCCAGTAGAAATTACTCGTTCAAAGATGACTATTATGGAAAATATGGTGTCTGAATCCAAGAAAGAACTCATTGAGGAGTCGGTATCAATAAAAGATGAACCAAAAGAAATTCGTCTCATGTCTTATAAGATTCTTGTTGAGAAGTTCAATAAAAAATATGGAGAACTTTCACAAAATCAAAAGTCTTTACTCCGCGAATATATCAGCAACGTGAGCAATACAAACAACTTGAAGACATTTGTTCAAGGTGAAGCTTCAAAGATACGACTTTTCTTGGAAGAAAAGATAAAGAGAACAAAGGATAAGACTCTGAAAATCAAATTGGCAGAAGTATCTGACTTACTAAATCAGTACGAATCAATAAAGAATCTTGACGAGAGTCATATATCTGCATTACTCAGATATTATGACCTAGTAAATGACCTGAAGGAGATAAAATAATGGCATCTAATGAGATACATCCGTATAATTTTCCTACATCGCAATATGATGATTTTCAAAGATTAGGTCATCCTGGAAGATTTCACAAAGTAATAGCCTGTACAACAGGAACAACAACATTTACAGGTTCTAATTTTGGTGTGGGGGGACTAATAGTACCAACTGGTTCTATTGGGACTGCATCTCTTTCATTGGGTGGCGATATTCCACTTGGTATTTTAGGACAAGGTGGTATTCGTATTTATGACTTTTCTTTGAGAAGTGTAAAAGTCGATAGTGGAACTGTTTATGTATTGCTTCGTAATCATGTGGTGAAATAATATGAACGTAGAGAAATTCATAAAACAACTAAAAGAATCTGAATCATACAAGAAGTTCAGAGATGAAATGAATGAAACTAGTACAACTGCAATGGTTGCTGGTTATGACACACCAAAGGCATTTTCTCCTCAAGATGGAGACGGTAAAGAATCTTTTGATGCGAAAACAAAAGATAATGCCGAACAATTTGGATATAAGATTGTTCCAAAACAAAAAAGAAGAAACTCAATATCCAAAGAACAATATGCAAACTCTTTCACAAAGAGTGAGTCTGTTTATAAGATGGCAATGAAATCTCTACATGAGTCATCATACAAAGAATATCGTGGTGACAAAACAAAAACAACAAGTGAAAAGATAAATCATTCTATCAAAGAATTGAATCAAGCACTGCTAAAAGTAGAACGTGCAGTTGGACACGCCCTTCGTCTCAAAACAGAAATGGCAGTAGACCAAAGAACTCTTTGGCGTTCATCACACTCACGTCTTCATAAGATTGGTGAAAGACTAAACAGAATTGGTAAGAAAATAAACGAATTGGGTGCCTAATAATGAAACACTTACTTGTAGACACAATACTTTTTTCAGCAACACCACGTCAATTGAACGAGTCGTCGGATAACGGTGGTAAACTTATCGTATCGGGTGTTCTCCAACGTGCAGAAGCAAAGAATCAAAACGGCCGTGTTTATCCAAAAAAGATTCTTATGCGAGAAGTTGCTAATTACAAGAAAACACAAATCAAAGAAAATCGTGCTCTCGGTGAGTTAGACCATCCGGATTCATCAGTTATAAATCTTCGTAATGTTTGTCATAATGTTCTTGATGTAAATTGGGACGGTGATGATGTTGTTGGTAAAGTAGAAATTCTCCCAACACCATCTGGTAATATCCTCAAGAATCTTTTACAAGCTGGAATTCGTCTTGGTATCTCATCAAGAGGACTTGGTTCAGTAAAAGAGATAAACGAAACAACAGTTGAAGTTCAAGATGACTTTGAGTTGATTGGTTGGGACTTTGTGTCAAACCCATCTACTCACGGTGCATTTATGTACCCTGCCGGTGGTGGTCAAGTTGTTGGTGAAGGTCTTATCAAAGAAGGTGTTGACCTGAAGACTATTGCTAAGATTGACCCTAAACTTCAACGTATAAACGAGAACATCACAAAGATTATTTGTGAAATTGGCGATGTATGTGAATGTATATTTTGATAGGAGTGAATGATGCCTGCAATTAGTCAAAAACAACAGAAATTTATGGGACTTGTTCTTGCCTACAAACGTGGGGAAGTTCCTGCTTCAAAAGTAAGTAAGAATGTAAAACAAGTCGCAGCTTCTATGTCAGAAAAAGAACTTGAAAAATATGCTGGAACAAAACATAAAGGATTACCAAAAAAAGTGGAGTCATTATCAATGTCAGAAACAAAGAAAACTAAGATTCGTAAGATGGTAAAAGAAACCGTAACTAAATTTCTCCGTGAGGGTGAAGACCAAAAAGAAGAAACACAAGAAAGAGTCTTGACACCAGAACAAAAGA